TGTATCGCCAGTTGCTCCAACTTTTCAGACTCAAGTAACTCAACGAGCTTCATTTGCTCAGTTAGTTACAGATACTCATCATACTCAAGTTCAAGTATCACTTGCAGAAGCTACACTTTCTCATACTACTCAAATATTTCAAGAGTATGAATGTCAAGAGTCTGCTTGTGAACCAACTATTCTTGCAGTAGCCCAATCGGTTAGGTTAGCAGTTGCACCGAATAATCAAGTTGTACCAGTTGCAGCTCATAATACAGGAGCAACGAATGTAGGTCAATTAGTTGTTGCTAAGACTGTTCAGGTTCAAGATAGAGTATATTCAGCAGCAATTCAAGTACTTGCAGCAAATCCTGCAATTGTTGAGGCTGTTCCTGTGTGTCAAGAAGAAGTCCAACCAAGTGAGCCTAAGTTTGCGTGGGAGGTTACAACCGAAGTAGAGAATTTTGTAGTAAATACGCTCTGTGTTGACACAGGGGCATCTACATTTTGTTTTATTATATATCTTCAAAGTAACATTCATAGTTGTGCAATATGAGTTGGAACATTATCAGGTGCAGACTTAGCCTCTGCTTCTGCTGCTGTGTTATATTGTGCTTGTGGGTATAATAATGCTATAGATATTGTAGAGCCTGTTATTTCTCAATAAACCCATACATTAGCATATTTGTTAGCTGATAAATTTTGTAAAGTAGTTTGTGAAATATCGTTGTATTGAGTTTTGCTCCATTGAGTTAAGTCTGATTTCTGCCAACCACTTCAAGCTTTATACCAGTATCATTCTACGGTTCAAGTTACAGCAGTATCAATTCAAGCAAAATTAGTATCATTAAGTGCTACCCATACAGTACCCTCAGATACAGCAATATTACGAGTTCAAGTTCAAGATAATATTAATCAACCTTTGTAATCATCACGCCTAACTAATCAGAATGAACGAATTGCTTGTATAACATTAGTCATTCAATCAGTAACCCACCAAGGAGTATTGGCAACATAAAGTTCCTCTGCACCATTTATAGTTTCATTTACAGCACGAGCTAAAGGAAATTCTGTGTCATAATCCCAAGTAGATGATGTCTTTGTTACAATTTGAGGAGTTCCTGCATTGTACTTAACTCAGATATAACGAGAAGAATTTGCTGGTATTGTAATATCCGCAGGAGCAGACCAATTAAATGGCAATAATTGTGCATTATCATCATCTGTAGCCTTAATAAATCAAGTTCATCAAGTTATTGCTACCTTTGAACTTCCTGCATTAGTAGCAACTCATCAAGTTTTTCTTCAAGTAGAACCAAACGAATTTAGAAAATCATTTACAGTTCAATAAGTAGGAGTGCCCACTAAGGTTTCCATAGGTATATTTGAGGGTTTGACTACTATATTTCAAGATAGTGCGAGAGTGTTTACAGTTGTGGAAGTTGGAACATAAGAAGATAAGTCACTAGTCATAGCGAATGTTCAACTTTTAGCAGGTATAACATTTGTGTAATTATTTGTTGAAATATTTTCAACTGAAATTATATTAGTTCAAGTGTCATTATTATTATAAAAAGTAATCTGTCATCATACCATTCATACACTTCATAGTTTTAATGTTCAATTTTTTGCCACAAATCATTGAGCTCAAAGAACTCAAGTATTAGAATTATAAATAAGAAAGTTGTTAGTTTTGACTGCTTGACTTCAAGTCAATCAAGTAAAAAATCATAAATAACAAGTTGTGTCAGTTATTTCATTTGCTGTTGTTACAGTTCCTGCATTTCAAGTAACACTTCAAGTTATAGCATTAGTAACTGTAATATCAGTTGCCCATAACTTAGTTAATCGGTTTGTTGTATCTCAAATAGTTTGTCAAGTTGTTTGAGATAAATTAAGTTTCAATCATAATTGGTCATATAGAAGTTTTGCGCTAGCATATTGTGTATCAGTTGAACTTCAAGATATAGAAGTAACCTTATTAGTTACATTTTCGGGAACATATCAAAGTCCAACATTTAAAAAACTCCAATTACCTACTGTTTGTGCTGGCGCATCTACTTTGGCAATTACCCAATCTCATACAGCTACAGAAATTCATCATAATGTTCAAGTTACAGATATAATCCAAGCATCTCATTTCATTATGGCTCACGCTGTTCAACTTCATCAAGTAGCAGGGAAAGTATTAGAAGAGGCGTTATAAGTTCATCTATAATCTAATAATCACGCTACAAGCAAGTCTACATAATCCTTGAAAGCTTTAACACTAGGATATTTTGTAGTTGAAGAGGCGTCAGTACTTATAGAGTTGCTTTTATTTGAAACATCTTCTTTTGCATTCCAATAAGATTTTTCAACATCTGTAACTAGCCTATGTGTTGCGTCATCTGATAGGTCGGATAACTCATCAGGTAGAAAATCTTCATCAGTGATAAGTATATTTTCATCTTCATAATATTTCTTTATTTTAGTTGCCATTTTTGAAAAAATTAAGAATTAAGCTGGAATATAAGAATAAGTATAAGAAGCTCTTTGAGAAGCCTTAAAAACAAATTCATCACTAGGTTGTCACTTTAAGTTCCTAGGATATTTTTTGTTTCAATCTATATCTATAGCAATAATTTGCCAAAATGAGTCAGCTTCTGCCCTTCATAAATCAGCTTTACATATATATGTAGTGCCAACTGTTGTAGTACCGTCTACTAGAGTTTGATAATTCATAAATTAAAAAGTTAAAAATTAAGTTACAGTGTTAGTATCTGCTTTTGGTGTAATTGCCAAATCATAATAAAGTCTAAAATTTGTTACGACTGCGTTAAGTGGGGAAGCTCATCATCTATTAGTATAAATAGAAATTCTATCGCCGTGACTTACTGCAATATCTTCGGAGAATGTTGCAGCAACTGTACTATTATTGGTGCGTTCTGTTCAAATCGCCACTCAATTTTTATAAATCTTCCCATAAACTGTATAAGTATTTAAGCTTGTAGCTAAATCAAATTTTACTCTAATTGTTCAAGTTTCCTCAAAATAGCATAATGTTATTGCTTTTGTTTCTGAATAAGGGGCGGAGTCAGCACCATTTTTAGAAGCGTCATTTGAAGTTTTCAGTGTATCACTTGCTACTCTAGTATAATTTCCGTAATTATCTTTTGCTTGTTTGCTATTAATATAACGAGTTTCATCGCTTCAAGTTGTAGCTTCTGCATCTGTACATAACTCAACCAATCATTCATTTGTTACACTTGCTTTAGCTAGATGTTTTCTATTTGCTGTGACCGATTTTTCATACATCACAAGCATATCATCAGAAGCAATATCACTCGTGCTTTCTGTGAGTCAATTAATATCAATTGTTGGACTCTCAAAAGTTGGTGCAGAAGTTGTACCATTACTTGTTAATACTTTCGTTGCTGCTCAAAGAGCAAGTTCAGTAGTTATTCAGCTTCAATTTGTATAAAATACTTTCCAATTTCAACCTATTACTTGTGCAGGTGTTATGCTATCTATTTTGCTTCATTCTATCGTTGCAAAAGTTCTTACATCTGTAATAACTCACGCTCAATCAGTTTCGGCAAGAGCAATATAATAATCAGTTGCAGGATATGCAGTATCAACCACGATTGTTGCTATTCAAGAACCAGTAGGACTTGTATTAAGTGTGTTGTCATTGATATTGTCTAATGGAACTTTTATAAAAACTTTTTTATTGCTTCAAATTGTGATAGCTTCGTTTTGTTGGTTCCACACATAAACCAAAAATGTTTCTGTTGGAGTTGTATTTGTGCGAGTTACAGAAATAAAACACTTTCAACTTGCAACCTGTCAGGCTGTGACTTCTAAGTTTCAAGTTCAAGCGTCTGCTATAACTCAAGCATTAATTATTGAAGTTGCTAATATCTGAATATCAGAATCCTTATTAAGAACTCATCAGGTAGTAGCATTAATTAGTTTACAAAGTGTTGCCATAGTTTAAAATTAAAGATTTAAAAGTTTTATATTTTTTTCCATTTGTCTAAGTTTATTAAATATTGAGTCTACATATACATATATGTCTGATACTCCAATACTTTCTATCTTTGTGCGATTTTTAAATTCAATCTTCATTGTATTCACATAAACATCTCAATTAAAGTTAAGGTATGTGTTAGCATTTTCAATTATTAGTTTTAATTTATCTCAAACCTTTATTCCTAAGCCATTAACTTCTATATCAAACTCAAACATTCTTTGTTCTTCTTTTTTGCTATCTAAATATAACTGTGTATTTCCTGCTCTATCTCAATCTCTGAATGTCTTATATTCTCATAATGCTCAAAAGTTTGTTATACTTGTTGTATCTGAAAGCGTGGTTTTTCAATTGCTATCACTTCCGATTATTACATTGCTTACAGTAGAATAACTTTTAGAAATTAATTTAGAAATGTTAGACTCGTAAGGGTCAGCTCAATTATAGATTAGTGCAGTATATTCAAGTCAGGTTGTCTTATCAGTTCAGAGTAATTCTGCTACTATAATTTGTTCTCAAACTATATCCCAAACCATTCAAACAAGTCAACTAAGTTCTTCTAATATATCAAAAACATTATCTCAAATTTCGTAATCTTTACTAACTAAAGTAGTATCATTTGTGGAGAAAGTCCAAGTTTCACTATAAGCAGTGTTCCAATCTCATAGAATATCATTCATTATTGTAGTTATAGTTTGGCTTGTATAACTTTTTGCATTCAATACAAGTTTTTTATTCATTAGTTCCTTTGTGGAACGACCTAATAATTTAATTTCATTAACCGATACTTGTAAATCATAAATATAACCAGTAAAAAGCAATTTATCAATTCAGTCAACTTCATATAGTTCTATTTTATCATATTTTGTTAAACCTGTTATAACTGGAATTGTTAAATCACAAGTTGCAAAATTATTTATATCATAATCAATAGTAGCCTCAAATATATTTTGTATTTGAGTTGTTATTACACCTGCGTTATATACTTTAAGTACTAATTCCATAATAAGATTGTTAAGAACCCATATAAGTATAATTGTATTCTATTGTTACAACTACCGAAGGACTTGCATTATCTCAAAAAATAAATATTTCATTCAATCAAGGATTTAAAAAAACTGTTGAACTTCAAGAGCCACGATATTTACTTACATCAAGTCAATTATCTTGTACAATTAATGTACTACCACGATTATCAATTACTAAGTCGGTTGTTGTAATTCAGTCTAATCTGTATGCTGTTACTGTTGTATTATTATAGATAACTGGGTTTTCTAAAGTTCAAACTATTTCAATGCTACAAGGAGCAACAAAATCTCATCAGTTAGTTACTTGTAAGGTATTAGCTATTCAAGATAATCCAAAAGGAAGAATTGCAGGTAATATAATTCAAGCTGTATTATTTGTACTTGCACCAGTAAATATTTGGTCCGTAAATCAGAAATAATAAGGTACTTCCGAATAAAGTTCAAAACTAAATTCAATAGTAGGCTCATTAACTGTATGATTGAACTCACAAGATTTATAAACTTTAGCTTGTGTTTTATAAATATTATCATTCCAATCTTTCCAAGTTAATTGATAAAATCAAGTATTAGTTAGACTTGGTATTCATTCAGGCTTAATAAGATTGTTGATATAATCAACTCCAATTTGTCTTTCTGCATAAGTTGCACCATAGATTATTCAAGAAAAAGTGAAAAGTCTTCATTCTGCTAGAGTACTTGAACTTCTTGCTCAATGAAAGTTTTGTTTTGCGTTTATGTCTGTTCGTAATGATACAGTCTTATTTGACTCACTCATAATAATATGATAAGTTTCACTACTTAATGCAAATCCTTTATATGTAATATCTTTTATTATCATAATTTTATTGATTTTTAAATAAAGCTCTTAGAAGACTATCTAAGTCCATACCATTATTAACACTACCTACATTTGTTGTTGTGTTATTTGTTGTAGTATTGTTAACTACTTTTCAAGATTGTAAAGATTGTATTTCTGCATTAACTGCTCTTACTTCGGAAGCTAATCTTTGAACATCTGCAATTCTGTTATTAATTTCTCATTTGAAAAATGCTGAATATTCTGTTTCTATTCTTCTTTTTTCTTCTGCCATTGCAATAATAATATTCTTTTCTTGTTCTAAATAGTTTTCTTGTACTTGTAATTCATTAGCAAGTTCCTCTTGTTTAGCTATTAATTTTTCTGCAAAATCTCTATTCTCTACATTTTTAATCTCATCAAGATTTAATTCAATTCATTTTAATAAATCCTCATTTATTCGTTTCCTTTCATCAAGAATTGCTTTATTATTTGCTTGTTCTTCTAATAACCTTTGTGTTTCTGATAGTTCAGAAACTCTTTTTGCTTCATCTATAGTTGCTTGACTTACATTCTGTGTTGCAAGTGCTATTTCGTCTTGTAATTTCTTTTGTTGTTCAAGTAAATCAAGAATTTGTAACATATCTGTAACTGTAGATGTTCAAATAGTTTCTGTTCAAGCTTTTTGCATTCAAAGTAAAGTTTCTTTGCCTAAAGCTTCAGCTAAAGATTGACTTGTTCATCATTCACTTAAATCTTTAATTTCTACCTCAATATTTCCACTTTCTGCTTGTGCTGACACTACTCTTTCAGCAATATTTTCTGCTGTTTGTGTTTCTAATTCGTCTAGTTGTCTATTTATGTCTTTAATATTAGAAATTGCCTCATCTCTCATTTTTCTAAACTCATCATTTATTTTACTTACTTCTTCTTGATAGTTTTTTACTTTGTCTTCACTTGATTTTATTCTTTTATCAATTTCATTATAAAAAGACTCTACACTTTTAACTCTTGCCTTTTCTTTTTCTTCTGCAATTTTAATAATTTCCTCTGCGTTTTGTTGTTCTACTTTTAAGTCTTCTCATTTAATAATAGCAATATCTTTTTGCAGTTTTTCATTAATAGCAACTATTGCTTTTGCCTTTTGTTCTTCTGATAATTCTGAATTTTTAACTGACTGAATATTTAATCTAGCTTCATCTTCAAGGGATTTTATTTTTATGTCAAGTATTTGCTTGGCCTGTTCTTTTGCTATTGACTCTGCTGATTTTCATTTTCATCAACCTGCTCATCAGGTTGTTTTATCTGTATTTAATATTTTTGAATAATCTATCTTTAAATTAGTAAAATCAACTTGTGGCAATTTAACTGTTTTACTTCATAAATTGTCAATATTTTCAGCTAATTTTGTAAAATTATTTTCTGCATTTGTTAAAGTATCTGAAAGAGAAACTATAGAGGCTCTTGAAGTATTAACGAATCAAGGCAATTTTTTAAATCAAGAAGACATATCAACAAAACTTGATTTTTTAAATCAACTATCTAAATTATCAACTATTTTTCATATTCATAGCTTTTCAGAAATTAATCATCATAATCAAAGAGATACGGAATCTATGAAATTTCATAATGCTTTTAAGGAAATTTTAAGTGCTTGTATTAAAGCCGAAGGTAAATTATCAAATGCTCTTCAGATATTTATTCAAAGATTTTTAAATAACGAAAGGGTGTTTTCTCAAAATACTTTTATATTATCAAATAAGTCTTGGAATATTCCTATAGCAACATTAAAAACTCACTTTACAACATCAATTAAAAATGAAAAAACAACTCATAATGCTCATACTCAAGCTGCTAAATATCATAATACTCAAATTTGTTTTTTTCAGGACTCTTGCACATTTTCTGATAAAGTAACAAATAAATCATTTATTGTATTTCATACAGTAGATGCAAGATTTATAACAGACACCATAACACTTCAAACGCTTGATAATATTATATTTAATATATTTCATATTTCTTCTCAATTTTTAGATAAAAAATTTAACATTTCAGTAACGCCACCCTTAATTAATGGAATTATTTTAGTTCATACGCTTTCTCATAATTGAGTTATAGAGTCAATAACATTAGACCACAATCAAGCTAAAGTTGTTGATTGTTTTTCCATTAAATTAGCGAATTTACCCCCCTCTCAAGTCATTGTTTCAAAAGCTTTTGTTACTTCCGTAGCTGAAATTTTTCCAGCCTCAATCATTTGCGATATTTCTCAAGTAGTTTTATTAAGATTTTTTGACAATTCAGCTAAAAGAGGTACTCAAGCCTCTGTAAATTGTTTTAATTCTCATCATTGTAATCTTCATTTTGCCAAAACTTGACCATAAGCAAGAGCAAGCCTATCAAGTGGAACTGATAATCAAGCGGATACATCTCATAACATTTTCATTGTAGGTATAAGATTCTCACTAGCAATTCACATAGCTAATAGTTGCTTTGCATTTTCTCTAATTCAAACTAATTCAAATGGAGTTTTTTTGGCAAAATCTGATAACTCTTGTAATAAAATATTTGCTTTTTCTGCACTTCAAAGCATTGTAGTAAATGATATTTTAGCCTGTTCTAAATTTGATGCTAATGATAAAATTGCCTTACCAGCTAATCATATTCAAGCTACTACCGCAGTTCAAATTATAGTTCAAAATCCTATAATGCTTTGTTTTATAGAATCAAATTTAGCTTGTAATCTTGATAGTGAAGTATCTCCAGTATTTACATAGTTATTAAGCTGTCTTTTTGCTTCTGTAAGTCAAGAAGATAATCTATTTGTTTCTACTCTTAACTCTAAAGTTTCTCATCAATCTTTTTTGGCTTGTCTTAGTTTTGTTCTGGCTTCTTCTAGTTTTTGTTGAAAATTTGCTATATTAAGTTCTAAATTCATTAATAAGCTCCTATCTAATTCTTTTTTTGTATCACGAGCCAATATTTTAGCCTCATTTCATACAGCTTTGAAATTATTTATGTTTCATTTTATTTCTACTTCTATTACTGGTCAAGCCATATAAATTTTAAATTAAATTTTTAATTTTTTCTAATTTTTGCTTTATTTGTTCTTCTTCTTCTTTTGTTCTATTTTTTCTCTTATCATAAACAGATTTTAGTCTATTTTTTTGCTGTCATTGTTTTGTTTGCTCGTTTAAGTTCCATATTACTCATTCACATACTAGTTCTAATTCTTCATAAGTCATTTTATAAAGAATATCTAGCGTAGATATTGCACTTTCTTTTGCGATAAAAGTTATTAAAGAAATTATAGGAGTATCATCTCAATTTGCTTTAGTGTCTTTAAAAAGTCATTTAAAATAAGTATTTTTTAATTGTTCAAAAATTTTACCTGATTGGAAATAAATATTTCATTCATCTCTTTTACTTAGTTTTCAATGTTCTTTTACAAAATTAATTGTCCATATTCATAAATCAAAATCCTTTTTTTTTGAACATTCTATAAACTTTAAAATTTCAATCATTTTTGCTTGATTGAATGTTAATAAGATATTTTTATGGTAATTAATCCCTAAAAACTCTTTAATAATCTTTATCCTTATTTGCATAGGTTACTTAATTAATTATAAAATGGGAGGAGTTTTTAAATCCTCCCAAAAAATTAACTACGCACCTAAACGCTCTGAATTTACTAGTACAAATCATCCTTTGTTTCAAGTTAATTCAAATGCAGAAGCTGGCAAGTCGCCTGCTCTTACAACATCAAGGAAAGATAAGACTAACTCTCAAGATAGTCAAGCATTGTATAGATATACAGTGTCAACATCTCAATTACTATCAGCTACAGTAACAATTTTTACAATTAATTCAGGAATTGTTCTTGTAGATAGATTAAATCAATAATCAACAGAAGTAGGCGAGCCTGCAACCGCAAGACTATTAATTCATAATAGAATTTTAAGAGCATCGATATCTCAAACCTCAAACCAATTTCAAGAAATTATAACAGAAGGTCTTGTATACTTTTTTAAAGTTCAAGTGTCATCTGCTTCAATTTCTTTTAAGTTATCAGATAAGTTTAATTTTAAATTTAAATCTGTAATAGACGCCATACGAGTAAATGTTAAAGCGTCAAGTTCTGTTCTTAATGCTTCTGCTGTTGTTAGATTATCTAAGAAAGCAGTAGATAGAGTAGACTTTGCTATAACATATAACTGTCATATTTGGTCTTGTAACGCACCATTTTTTATAGCACTCATAATATTAAATGTTAGAAATTAAAATCATTCATTTTTTAAAGAACGGCGTAGATTTCCAATAGTCAACCTGTTCTTTTTCTAAAAAACATTCTCACGAATATATTTCTCAACTGAAATAAATTCTTTCTTTAAAGAATGCACTTTGTTTTGTTTTTGTATTATAGCCTTCTTGTTGGACTACTCGCTTTCTGACTTTCATAAAAATTAATTTAAAAAATAAAATCTATAGTCTTGAACAATAACTCTTCTATTCTTTTCATCATATCAATTATTAAGTCCTCAATCTTCATAACAATTATAAACATAAAAACTACTTAGACTCTTATTACTTAGAAACTGATTAGATACAAGGTTTTTAAGTATCAAAAGACTATTGAAAGTTGTGTTTTCATTATGCCCAATAAACTTAAATTCTAAAAGTGTTCATTTATTTAAAAAAGATTGTTGTTCTCAAAGTATATTAATTGTTATGTAAGTTCAAACTTGGTCATCAGAAATAGGCAATCAAAAATATATTCTATCTCAAGTAATATTGTGGATAGCAGTTATAGACTTTAGATAAGTGATTATTTTGTCAATTTCTATTTGTCTTACGCTCATAAATTTTTACTTATTATACTTATAATTTCTGACTGATTATTTTCTTTAGCTTTTGTCATCATTCTTGCACCAACTCAAATTTTGAATATATTTCATTTTGGCTTATTATATTTATATATTTTGCCTCAAACTCAATATTCAACCCAATAGGCATAAGGAGTTTTATTTTTAATCTTTCAACTTACAATATCGCCGTTCCTTGTTGCCTTTTCTGTTTCATAACTTCAAACAAGTTTTCTTGTATCTTCTGGCGTTCAAGCTTCTATTTTTTCTTTTAAAAAACTTAAACCTTGATTGATACCGATGATAAGTTTATTAGCAATATCATTTATAGATTTATCTAAATCTTTTTCAAAACTCATTTTAAAGTTCAGTTATTTCTAAGGCAATATGATTGATTTGCGAGAATAATCTTTGTGCTTTTACACTACTGATTAAGTAAGTTCAAATCTCTCATAAAGTAGTATCAAATATACTTATCTCATCTCACTCGGCAATATTATTGTTTTCAGGACTAATAATTACTTTTATTTTGTTTAAATTTGTTTCTGTTGCTAAATTTGTATTATCTAACCTTTTATTTGTAGAATAATAACAACAAGGCATAAAAGAATAAATTGTAGAATAACTTTTATAATCTTCTCAATTAGAATTTAAAATAACAACTCTTTTAATGTCTGCGGTATATGGCAATAATGATTTAAGCATTTTTATATAGAGGCTAATTTGTAATTTCAAAGAATTGATTGAATAATTATAGGCGAAGATTCACTAGATATATAATTAATGGACACATCTCACACCTTATAGCTAGATACTTCTTTACCTCAATCCCTATTCATCTCTCAAGCAATCATAATATACATTAATAACTGTAAGTCACTAGGAATAGTTGAATATCCACTAGTGTAAGTTATATCAAAAAAATTAAATTGCTTAGTGGTATCAATGAAAGTAGCAAGATTATTTATAAAAATCTTTCTTCAAAATCTTATCATATAGTCTTGGTTCAAAACTCATACATAACTTGTTCAGTCAATAGCTTTAATTACAGTTACATTTGAATTAGAAACATAAAAACTTCAATCTAAACCATTAATATCGCAACAAGATATTTGTTCAGTCTTATCAGACTGTGAAATATCTCCAATAACATTTATTAAAGTTTTTTGAACTGCAGGTATAAGTATATTAAGCTTATCATCTGAACTACTATCAGTAATTCAAAGATAACTCTTAACATCTGTAAGTTGTACCCAATTAGACATAATTTTTAAAGATTATTTTTTACTCTTTTTACTTTTCTTAGTTTCTGTATAATCATCTTCAACATTTTCTAACTGTTCATTTAATTTAGAAATTCTTTCTTGTCTCATTTTTTCTTTAACTTCAAAATTATTTTCTAATTCTGAAATTTCTTTGAATAAACGAGTTTCAATAGCTTTAATTTCTCTTTCTAAATTAGAACGGTCATTATTTGTTTCTCTCTCTATTTTTTCAATTCATTCTAAAATTTCCTCTTTACTTTTTCATCATACCTGCTCAAATGAATTTGATAAAAAGAATTTTTTACTTTCCTCTGGAATTTCTATAATCTCTCAATTAAGTATTTTCTTTTTTTCATTTCATACTTTTGCAAAAGTATGTTCTGTGCCGATATATTTTACTTTTATCATAAAATGGTTAGTTAATTTTATTGCCTAAAGGGGAGCCTAAATAACCCCCCAATTAGTTTAAATTTACACAGTTGCATTGATTGCTAATCATACACTTGGAGAAGTTTGACCTGCTTTTTTATTTACTATAGTGAAACCAAATTCAACTGTAGCAATAACAGCATATCATTTTCAAGGTATTTTGATAACATCAATCTCAATAGGTTGTCAATAACCCCATTGAATAGCTGGTTTGTATATATAGGCAAATCAACCTTTAGTGTTTGAAGCAGGAGTTGCTGATTGTTTTCAGTCTGCTTGTGTCAATCCGAAATCTCTACAAACTACATATTCTACTCAAGCAAGTTTGTTTTGTAATTTTCCATCAACTACTGTTGAAGCAATACCATTTTGATATTGATTTTTGAACTCTGCGATTGTAAGAGTCTTATTGTATGTATTGCCATTAATTAATAGTAATAAATTAGCTAAATCATAAGAATAATCTCATAACAAAGCTCTAACTGTAATAAAATCATCAAATTCAAGTGTTCATACATCAATATACCCAGTATTTGCTCAACCCGCTAATGCTATTTTTCTAATACCATTATCTAGTAATAGTCTATGGTCGTCAGCACCAGAAGCAAATGTAGAAGTTGGAACAGCGTCATCACAGTTAACATTACCAGTTGAGGCGTTGGAAGTATCACCATTGATAATCATGCTTTCAGCAGTTCTTACAACCTGTTTACTAATATCTTCCATAACTGAGGTTTCAACATCAGTAATAGAGTGATTAGTAAGTTTTTTTGAAATATCTACTGAAATTATCATAGGTGCTTGTGTGATAGTAACATCTCCAGTACCTAGTCTATTTTTCCCTTGTGCAAGGATACCTGCACCAGTAGTCCATTCTGAATTACCTACAGCAAATCATACTTCGCCTTTAACTGCAACCTTAACAGAAGCCCCCATATTGTTTCAATGAAATCAAGGTAACTTATCAAGGAATGTTGCATAAGCAGGTACTGAATTATATACGGTATCTGAAAGAGTATCAACTGGAACTAATTCTTTACCATATCCAGTATTAGTTGTGTGTTCAACTTCGTTTGCATTCTTTTCATAGTCTGCAACCTCTTTTTCAAAAACTTCTGCTGAAATAATATCAGCTCTAAGTTCTTTTATTCTATCTATTAATTTGTTCATTTTTTTAAATTAAATTAAATATTAAAATTGTCCTTTTGCTATTTGTAATTTTTTAGCAAGTTCAGAATTTGATTTTTTTTCAGCTTTATAACTTCAAACTGATGAAAAAATTGTATTCCTTAATTTTCCAAATAATTCGGTTATAGTATCTACTATTTCCTCATTATCTTTTGTTAATGAATTTATCTTATCAGTTAACTCATTATTTACTAACTCTAAGTTTTCCACAAAGCTATTTTTCAAGCTTTCTATATCCTTTGTGTGTGTTTCAACACTAATATAATCTTTTTGTAAAGTTTCTAATTTATTGCTTATAGATAATTCCATTTCAGAGATTTTTATTTCAAAATCACTAAAAAGTTTATCTATAGCTTTTTTTCAAGCAAACTCATTAGACTCTTCGTTTTGATTATCAATTTTATCCTGTTCTACAGGAGCTTCTATCGTTTCAGGAGTTTCTAAATCTTCTTTTACTTCTTCTTTAATTTCATTAAATTCAGGTGCTTCTTTTTCAAATTCAGAATAATGTTTGCTTAGATGTTTATAAACTGCTTTTCTTTCTTCTTCTGGTATATCAGCACCACCTCTTGCACCTAATAATGCTCACATTGCAGCCTTTACTCAACCCCAAACAGTTTCAAGTCATCAATCAACTACATCGTGATGAGGTAGTTTATACGCTCAAAGTGTTTCTGAATTTTCTTCATCATACCAAGTGAAGCCTTTAGAATACTTAACATAATCAATAGTATCTCAATCAGTAGCCCAGTCTTTTAGTCTTTTTTTAGCTCCTACTCAATCCCAAGCTTTTCACTCATCAGATAAAGAGTAAGATTTATAAGATACTACTTTGTTTATTTCTGTTTCAACTTCCTCAATAACTTCATCTGTAGTTTCCTCATTAATAGTTTCTGAAACTTCTTCTTGTTTTTCTTCTTGTAACTCTTTCTCTTGGTTTTCTTCTGTAGTTTCCTCATTTTGTTCTTGTTCTTTTTCTTCTTCGTGTTCTACAACTGCATTTTTTCTTTCGTTTATTTTATCTCAAAGTTTTTCTTTTAATTCTTCTGCTTTATTGTGAGCAAATTGTCATATTCAATTTTGAATTGCCATTGCTTCTTCATTGCTTCAAATAGTAACAAGTGAATTTTCTAGCATAGTTGCTTTAGTTATAACTAATATAAGGGTTTCAGATTGCCCACAAAATGCGTCATATATTCAACCCCATCAATATTTTTCGACTGCTTCTTCTTCTGAGATTAGTTTTCAAGTTGCTACATCTTCAAATTTATATTCATCAGTCATTGCTCCAGTAGACAATGCAGTTATTAATCATTTTTCAACTCTTACTCTATCTGTTCATTCAAGAGTATCTTTATAAACAAAAAACATTATATTTAGATTTTTAGCTTTATCATACCAAAAAGATAAGGCGTGTCAGATTGGCTCTTCTACATTATGCTGAAATAATATAAGAGGGTTTTTGAAATAATCATCAAAGCTCCAACCTTTCTGATTATACTTGTAACCATTTCTTGATTTTTCTCAAGGTCAATAATTTTGCGATGCTATTCATTTATAAATTAGTACATCTTCTCAATCAGGCAACTCAATACCTGTTTTAATCATATCTATAGTTTTATCTGCCATTATAGAGTTCATTGCTTTATCTTTTAAGATTTTGCAATCTAAATGAAAGAAAAAACCGTTTTTATTGATAAAATCTTTTAGCTCTTTCTTTTTCAAATTTTTAATATCCATAATAAAATAAGTTAAATAATTAAATAATACCTGATGATTGCTCTAATGGGATAATATTATTCTTGATTAGAGGTTTTTTGGCTTGGTCTGGCAATTTAGCTGTATCATATCATCTTTCATTCCATACCATTTCTACAGTTTGTAATCCAAGTTCTATATCTTTTCTTTGGTTTTCTTCAATAGTATCTCTATCATCGAAACTTTCACTATCTAGTTTAATAACAAACTTAAATTTTTTATCTACAAACTTTTTATAAAAATTATTCATATCAATTTCAAGTTGGTTTGCAAATTGTGTAAGAGTTTCTTTAGCTTCTTTCCTTATGCTTGTTATTGACCTATCAGCTCAACTTGATTGTATATAGCCTATAATACGAGGGTCTATTTGAAAAACCATTCACATTTTTTTTATGAAAAACTCTCTAAGTTGTATCAAATCTAAATCCTTGTTACTCATATCCAACACTTTAGCATCTTTTATTCAATTTGAAACTATATGTTTAAAACTATTTTCAGTACCTTTGAATTTTTGATTTATCATATCATCTGCAACTTTTACTTCGGTTCCTTTAATTTCGGGGTCAAGCATAAAGATAACATTAGGCATTGCATTGTTTTTGAAAAAATAGTAATTACGCCTTGAAGTTTCTTTCTCTGCCATTGCATCATATAATATACTCTCATATAGACTTGCTCAATAACTAGGATTATCAGAATTATATCTTACTATAGAGTTATACATATTGTCGGCTTGTATTTCCTTAGAAACTCATCTAGTTGTTTGAGTATATTTAAGGATATTTCATAAATTATCTACATTTTTTCTGATTGTTCTACTGTCTACAACTTGTGCTTTAATTTCTCAAAGTACATTTGTTTGAGGGAAAATATAAATATCCCCACTGCAAAAATGATGAGTAAAATATTTTTCTTTAAATAGTTTGAAAGTATTATCAGAAAAAACATTTAAAACTTTATTAAGTGTTACGGTATCTTCTATAATTTTTCAGTTGCTATCTTCTAAGTAAATTCAATTAGTTCAGACCCAACTTACTATTTTAGTTTTGTATGCTTGTGCTTCCGTAGAATAATTTTGAATTTCATAAAAAGTATTTAAAGAAAATACAACATCTCAACAAGCATTTAATGAAGTTCAAATAAAATTAAATCCTCTTGATGATAGATTAGAAATAACATTAGTGTCTAATCATTCAATTTTTTGAGTTTTCTTTTTAATTTCAAATCAAAATATATCCATACAAGATAAATCAGATTAATAAATTATTGTAGTTATACTAATACTAATTTTGTGATAGTGTATTTTTTTTGGTATCAAAAAGAGAGTATTTGTCAATTAAGTTAAATATCTTTCTTTTTTTACGAATATATGTAATTTTTTTATTTATAAATAATTCATATTTTGTTGTTTTGTTATTTTTCCTCTCAATCAATAATTTTCTAACTAATCAAGACTCAACTAAAAATCATTCAGACTCTAGCTTATTAGTTAAGTCTTCAATGTTTTCAGAAGTTTTAAAAATGTTTTCTATATTTTTATCAAGCATAAAAGATTAATTAACTGATATATAAAATTCTTTGTGTTCATACTCTTTCCAGCTCCATACTCACGCATCAACTAAGTTGTCAACTCATCATTCATCACCAGTAAAATCTAATAATTCATTTACCCAATCAGAACAATCAGGATAAAAGAGTATCTGTCATCTCATTAATTCTCATTCATATTCTTTAAATCTAGTGAGTTTATCTTTCGTGGCATTTACAACCTCAATAGCCATTCATATTTCCTCTCAATCTTTATTTTTAAATCTTTTCTTTTGTAAGACTCTAGCAAATAATTCTCAACCATTATTCTTCTCAATTAAAACTCTGATAGCATTGTATTTAATATAAAGGCTTGTTATAATCTTTTCTGCTATATCTTCGTCTTTTTGGCTTCATTCTAATTTCTTACAATATAATCAATATCTATAAGTAATATTATTAATTGTCTTAAATCCTGTTACAGCAATCCCAATAGCATCACTTCAAGTTTTTAGGCTAAAAGCTGGGTCTATTCATATTTGCACAAAATCAAAATCAATTTGTTCTTGTGTGTAGTTAATCCATTCATCTCTTACAATAGTTTGTCCCCTGATTAATGGTATTCAGAGAAAATTTTGGTCAAAATTACTTTTTTCTTCTCTTCTTATAGCATCAAGACTAATAACATTGCTAGTTCAAATATTATCCTTATTAATTTCTTCTGCCTCCTTATCTGTTTCAACATATCTATTCCATAGTATAGTTCAAGATTTAGTTCAAGCTGGTCAATAAATAAAGTTAGAATAAACAATCCAATTAGGATTATTAACAGCCTCTTGCTTCTTTCTTACATTTCTTCAATCTTTTCTAATAACATTTCACAGCCATATAATCTGTCAGCAAGTCTTATCAAGTCATCATATAACCTCTCAATTCAAGAAGTCCATATCTGCCTTAATTATTCTTAGATTCTTAGTGTTCTTATCATTATCCAAATCATCAAACAAGATATGAGTAGGTCTTACATTTCATTTAAGCTTTGAATTAAAAATTTCTCATCTTAAAGCTTCTCACATTCAGAATGCCTTAACTTTAATATAATTAGTTGTTACAAATTCGCTAATTCCTTTTTCAGAAATATCATCGTCTTCATAGTCACTTGACTTTTTACTGAATAAAACTCAAAAGTCTTCTTCTATTAAGTTATTATGTATAAGTTCTTGTGCAATAAGTTTGTTAAAACTCTTAGCCTTGTCTTTATCATAACAAAGATTACAAATAAAATCAGTCTTTTCATAACATATTTTCCAAATTTCAAAAGCCATTCATAGAATAGTGGTCTTTGCACTTTCCCTATGTCATTCTACATACAGATTTAATCATTTTTGAGCTGATATACACCAGTCTTTATGGAATGGTGCTAATTCAGGGAATTTGATATGTTTTTGGAAATAATATAAAAAAAAGTTATAAAAATCTTGCTCTAAGTATATTACTCTAGTATTTTGTTCTGAAATTACATTTAATAATAATTCTTGGTCTGTCATTATAGTTTTTTAAAAAATACTCATAATTTATTATCAGAATGCCCTATTGTTGACTCTCATATATGGGCTATATAAGAATAGCTAGGAAGATAACAAGGTAATCATAACTCTTTACCTATTTGTCATATACAAGCATCAATTTGTTGGTTTCTTTTTGGTATATAAGTTTTTAAATGATTTGCATAAAATGGGTGGTTGATTATTCTTTCAATGTTATTAAACAAATAACAGGCTCAAATATTACTCCAACCATTCCTTATATCATTCCAACCTTGTCTACTTATTACATCGGCAACTCTATAATCAAGAATAAAATTATAATAAGCAAAATCTTTTCATTCTGATATAATTTTTTCAAGTTCTTCTTTAAATCATTGCCTAAAAATATAATCATCTTGAAAATATATTACATATTCCTTGTCTTTATTTTGTTTTATTGAATAATCAAAATTCATAAAACATCATCGTTTTACTTCATTAATTTCTAGTTTAATATTATTATCTTCAATCTGATAAGTTCAAGGTTCAGCATAAATATATATGGTTTCATTGATTCAACAATCCCTTAGACTTTGTATTGATTTATTTATTGTTGGTTTTTCTCTTTCAATAAGAGTAACAACGAATTTAATTCTTGATACCATAAACTTCTTTGGTTATTTCTAAATTTTTTCAGCTATTCGTTAAAAGTTTTATGTTGTATTCTTCTAATGCTCAAAATAAATTATCTCAAACATAACTCTTATAGGCATAATATTCTCTTAGTGTAGCCACATCTTTGGGAAAACAATGTCATCAAGCTCATCTTCATCAATCGTCAGAAATATTTAGATGACTTGGTCAAATTCTTGTATCAGTTTCTGCTATATACTTTATGACTTTATAATTAATTCAATCTCTTTGACAAATATCATAAACCAAATTTGCCATTAATACTTTTGAGGTTAATAAAAAATTGCAAAAATACTTTCAAAGTTCACTTTCTTTTGCTGTACAGATAATTTCTATGCTTTTAGGCAAAATATTCATTAGTTCTTGTGCATAAGGCTTAGATTGTTCAGTATATCCAACAATATTCCGACTTGGACTAGATACATTTTGTTTTGCTGATTTTTCCATAAGAAACTCTGCTGAATGGAAAAAGTATCTATCTTTGTATTGTTCTTGTAGTCTATCAGTAGTTCAAGGAATAATTGTGGATTTAATTACTATTTTCTGTCAAGGCGTAGTGTTCTTGATAGCTTCATCTAAGATAGATGAGTCAAACTTTCTATTTTTGGTGGGAGTAGGGACAGCCACAAAAACAATATCACAAGTTTTAAGTTGTTCTAAGTTTCATTTGTACTTTTCATCTAACGAATATCTTACAATTTCAAATCATCTTTCTTCAAAATCATCAGCCATATTTCAACCAATAAAACCTTGTCATATAAATCAAATCTTATGAGTCATTTTTATTTAAAATTAAGTGGTAAAAATCAATCTAAAATACAATAATCATAAAACTCTTGATATAAGTTATTTCAGAATTGATTAAATCAGGCGTTCTGGTCGTGTCATAATGTAGGCTCTAAGTTCCCAGTAAGCTCTTGATTGTTCATAGGTGGAACATAAGTATTTATTCAATTAGCTAAAGCTCTATAACTAACCCACAATTCTTCTCAACATACTTTGAATTTTTCTAAATCATTAGGCAACTTATCAAACATACTAGATAAATTACTCCTTCCAAAAAACCAACTATGACCGCTCATATCAACTTGCGTAATCTTACTTGGTATATTGTTGCTTTCGCTTAATATATCTCTGTCCTTTCTTATTTTTAAGTTCTTAAAATTAGAACCCCAGCTACCATATATTCAAGGTTTCTGATTATAACAATCAATACAATTCTGAATATATCAAGTTCAAGGAATTATGTCATCATCAAGAATAAATATAAAATCTGTATTAGCGTTGAATGAAATAAAAAATCGACTCCAAACACCTAAATTAAATGAATGCTCTATTATTAATGCTCACGGTATTAGCTTATTAATAATATAAGTATACTCTCTTCTTCGTTCCGTTAGATTTACATTTATAATAAACTTATCAATCTTATAAGTTTGAGCTAATAATGATTTAATTTGTTTTTCTAAATTATCAACTCTTTTGTAAATTGTTAAAACTGCTGTTACTGTTTGCATAGTTTTTAAGTAAAATATTTAAAATACATATTTTTGTTTGTTCGTTTTCACATAACCTTTTTATATCATAGTTCTTCTATAAATTTAAGTGTTTCTATGTTATTAATTTCCACCATTAAGTCAGGTTTATAACCTATAATAGTTTCAATTCAGCCTTTCAAAACTTCTAATTCCATTCACTCTACATCTATTTTTATTAAATCTATTTTTCAAAAATTATAATCATCTAGCATCCTTATTTTAACCTTTTCTCATTTTCATTTTCTACAAGCTCACATATTATTCTGTACAACTTGAAATTCAACTGTTTCTTTTTTTTCTCACAATCAAAAATTATAAGCCTCTACATTATCTCATAAATTATTTATGAATATATTTTGTAATAACAATTTAAAGTTTTCTTTCATTGGCTCAAAAGCAATAACCTTATATCACTTATAAGACCAATATATGGTATGATTACCAATATTAGCTCATACATCTAAGATAACACTTCATTTGCTTAATTGAGTTATTGAAAATTTTAAATAATCTTCTTCATAGAATTTTCATTTAGATAATTCT